GTCATTTCCCCTCCTCCATCTCCACAGGAACATCGCGCCATTCGCCCGGCTCGGTAAAAAATGCGGGCTCCCACCACTGCTGGAGGATGCGCCGGACTACCGGGTTTGCAGGGTCGTCGGTAAAGTCCTTGCGCTCCACAAAGCGCAGCTTGTTTGTTGGTGTCGGGGTCATTTCGTTTCCTCCGCCGCCATCAAGGCGGCGTCCACAATCTCCATCTGCCGATTCAACTTCTCAAACGAGTAGTCGTTCATCTGCACATCGCACCAGCAGTGGTGCAAAAACAGCCCAGTGCTTTTCAACGCCTCCAGCAGCGCATCGCGCTGCGCTTCTAGCCCTTCATAGTAGGCATGTACATTGGCGAGCGCGGAGACGGCTTCGTCGCCGTCAAGAGCGCGCCTGTTCCTGTTCGCCACCTCTGCGGCAAGTCGCTCGTTCTCGGCGTGCAACCGGCGCAGTTCGGCGGCGGCTTGCCGCGCCAGCTTGCCTATCGGGATGTTGGTGTACGAAGGGAACATCGGCTCGTCGCCGGGAATGCCCAGCACAATGTCGTCAGGCACCCGATCCAGCAGGTCGGGCAGCGGGGTCTGTCGGGCTTCAATCTTCTCGGTCATTTCTTCTCTCCTTCCACCGCCTTGATGGCGGCGCGGGTTGTACGGCATGGGTTCGTGCGCCTCGGGGTGTAGCACGCGGCGGATTTCGTCTTCGGTGGTCATGGTTGCCTCGCTTTCAGCATGGCGTCGGCCTGCTCATAGGCTGCCATAGCAATTTCTTCCGACTCTTGCCCGCGTTTCAAAGTCGCAAGAAGCTCACTGTTTGTCCACATACCTGCCAGTACCTTGGCCGCAAAGTAGTCACGCAGGGTCATGCCCTTGGACCAGTCAACGGTCAGCTCCATGTCGATCACGACCGAGAACTCCGGTCCTCCGGTGTCTTTCATTCCTGCTCTCCTTGCAAATGGCGCTGCAAACGATCAATGCGGCGCTCGTGATATATGCACATTGCCTCGGCGTATTCGGCGGCGGATTGCGCAGCCAGCAGTGAGCGCTTGGCATCGTCCAGCTCGCGGGCGGCCAGAACCTCGGGCGGCGCTGGGCGGAACATCCCTGCCAGGGATTGGCGCAACCAGTTCATGCGTCTTCCTTTGCCCGACACTCGTAGGCCAAGATGTCGCCCATCCGATACCGGATGCGCGGGCGTTTTCCGTCGCCGAGGCGCAGGTACTCTGGCCCAGTGCCGGCAGACCGCCATTGGCTCAGGGTGGCGAGGGTCATTGACCACCTGACGGCCAGTTGCGCTGGCGTGATCAGGTGCTGATCGGAGGATTGGCTGGCAGGGCTCATACCTCACCCCCTTCCGCCTCGGGCGCGGGCGCCGACTCAGCGCGGATCTCCTCCGCACGGCGCTGCACTGCGGCCACCACGCGGTCGCGGTCGGGGCCTTTCGGAACCTGGCGCATCTGCGGGCGCAGCAGTTCCAAGAACTCCAGCGTGGCGGCACCATCGATGTCGCGCACCAGAGCTTCCACGTCCACTGCCAGCGGTGGCGGCGGCGGGGCCACCTCTTCGACGGCGCCCATGTCGCGGGCGGGCCGCGGGGCCATGTCCTCGGCCTCCTCTGGCGTGTAGGTGCCGATGGCCACGCCGGGGTAAATGGTGCGGATGCCTTCGCTGATGCACCTGGCGCGCAGCATCTGCCGGGGGTAGGATTTCCACGTCGGGTTGCGCGTCAGGCCCGCGTCCTGAGCCATCTGGGTCGTCCATTCGATGCGGACGCTTCCGCCCTGCGGGTGGGTGAACGTGCCGACGACCTTGCGGTCGGTGTACTCGCCCCATTCCACCTTGCCGCCAGCCTGCTGGAACCGGGCCAGCATGGCATCAGCGCGCAGCGTAGGGCGGCCATTGATGACGTGGTAGTCGCGAGCGGCGATGGCGGGGTGCATGCCCTCGGCCTGCGCCACCAGCATGAGGGCCATCGCTTGGTCGGGCGTCTTGACGCCAAACAGGCCGGACTTGGCGACCGCGAGCGCCATGCGCTCGATCTGGTCAACGGGAACAAGTGCTGTCATGGTTGTTCTCCGGGGCGGCGAACCGCCCCTGTAGGTTAGTCGCTCAGGCCTGCGGCTTCGTCTGCCGGCAGTTCCTGCTCGGAAGTGCCCGCGGTTTCCACCGCGACGCCCAAGGCCATCAGGCTGATGATGTCGTCCTGATCGGCGGGCGTCACGTTGAACGTGGGCGTGACATGGCGCAGCGCATCGGCCGAGGTGTAGGCCCGCACCAGACGCTCGTTGCCGTCACGGTCCGTGACGATGTAGACCTTCATCTTGCGCGTGTAGGAGCGCTTCTGCTTTTCCTGAGTCATTTCCTGCTTTCTGCAAGGCGCCGCAGCGCCTCGACTTGTGCGCCGACCTCGGCAAGAAACTCCGTGACCTGGCGTTCGAGGTCGGCAACATACGCCGGGTCACGGTTGATGCGCTGAACGTGCAGTTGCAGCGGCTCAGGCATGCGAGGGTCAAAAGACACAAAATCGCACCACTGCCGGCCAGTAATCCACATCTGGCCCTGCACTTGGGCGGCGTGCTCTGCCGGCATACCGTTGAGCAGCGTGTCGATGTGGACGGCGCTGTTGTACGGGCACTTGATCTCGATGAGCCCGTCCCAGTCCACCAGGCCGTCAGGCGAGCAGCCTGCCATCAGGTCGTCGTGGGCAACAAATCCCGTTTCTTCCACCGCGACGCCCGTGCGCCGCTCGTATGCAGCCCGGGCGGCGGCCTCCTGCTCCGTGCCCCAGCGCATGGCGGCGTTCTCGTATGCCGGCACCGGCTGGTTGGTCAGGCGCTCAACGACCAGTTCCGTCAGGTAACGCTGGCGGTCGGCGGCGGGGGCGCCGTTTTTGAGGCGCGCTAGCACGTCCTTGAACCGGGACGCGGTGGCCTTGCCGCAGCGGGCGGCGTACCAGTCGTCGTCGCGTTGGGTTGCGGTTTCGAGGATCATTTTGCGGACTCCTTCACTTCAATGGGGACGTTGCGTAAGCCAAAGATGCGCAAATCGCTGGCCGCCACAAATGCGTCGGCGCGCAACCGACCCAGCTCTATCGGGTCAATTGGGTAGTTCAAGTCGCTAATTCTGTGCAGCGCTTCAATCGCGGCAGCAATGTGTTCGGCGGTCAGCATCTCAGAACTCCACGCCAGGTTCGTCATAAGACGCTGCCTCGGCCCGCAGCATCTCCTCCGCGATGTCGGCGATCTGCTCGCTACGGGCAGCGACGAACCGCTCGCGCAACTCGTGCCGCGCCCGCAGGCACTGTTCACTGTCGCCGGCCAGCATGACGGCCAGCAGCGTGGGCACCGAGCAGCGAGACATATCGTCGCCAACGTACTCGACCGCAATGGCTCGGCCTTCGCCCGGGAGGCTAAACTCCGCAACCCACTGCAGCCAATCATCTGGGCAAGCCAGCAAGTGATCGCGGGCGTCTTGCTCCCACGGGTTGTCGCCGTCAAAGCCGGCCGGCATGACCGGCCAAGTGGCCTCGTTGCCGGGGCCGGGGATCGCACTGTAGTGCATGTTGTCATCTCCTTGTATGCGGGATGCGCCGCAACGCAAGGGCATCATAGCAGAGCATCGGGGAACGTCAAGCAGCATAGAATGACCCAGCGGATCACTCGGGATATGGGCGCAGCAGGCGGTGCGGGCCTATGATCGGCGCCACACAAGGAGGACAATCATGTCTGACCCCTGGGAAATCGCACCCGCCGGCAGCCTAGCGCTGCTGGACAAGTGCCGCAGCGTGCGCCTGACCGACGACGAAATCGGGCGGCTGTGGTTTTTTGCCGCCATACCCGGCCTGACGGAAGCCGATGGCCGGCGCCTGATTCGCCTGGCCGAGGAGCGGCTGCGCGAAAAAATGAAACCTTGGAGACCTGCAGAATGACGCCAATACAAGAACGAATCTATGACTACATCGAGGCGCATCAATTGGTTCGTCGTAGTGACGTTGAACTGAATTTCGGATTGAATCCGAACACGGCAAAAAGCCATCTGAGGCGGCTCGCGGCGGCCGGGGCGATTTGTCACCGCCGCGAGCCCGCCGTGGGCATTGTGTGGGCGACAGTGGCGGCAAAAAAACCGGCGCAACCGGCGCGCCGGTGGGTGGCGCCGGCTGCGTCGGAGCCGCTGAAGCCGTACGAGCAGGCGGCTAGCGTTTGGGATTACGCGCGGAGGTGCGCAGCATGACCGAGCGAGGCCGACGTACCCTGCGCGAGCAGATGCTGCGCAACCAGGCAACGGAAAATTTGTATGCCGCCATGAGCGGCAGGCCGGCCCGGCAGCTACCGATTCCGCCAGAGCCGAAGAAGCGCCCGAAGCGCGAGCCGGCGCCGGCAGAGCAAAGACAGCCGTCAGAGTCTGAAATCCTGCGTGCAATTATGGCGCTGCTCAAACGCCACCCCCGCGTGGCCCAGTGCTGGCGGCAGAATTCCGGCACGTTTCAGGAACGGAACCGCGACGGCACCACGCGGTATATCCGCGCCAACTCGCAGCGCGGCATGTCGGACATCATGGGCGTGTTGCGCGACGGGCGCACGCTGGCCATCGAGGTCAAGTCGCGCACCGGCAGGATGCGCCCCGGGCAGGAGGAATTCCTCGCCACGATTCGGCTGGCCGGTGGCGTGGCCGGGGTTTGCCGTAGTGTCGAGGACGCAGTGGCGCTGCTGGCCTGACCCCTTCCGTCAGCATCAAAACAGGGGCATCATCCACGCCCCGGAGGAAACAGCGATGACAATGGACTTCCGCGCGCTCGCGCAGCGCCTGCTCGTCAGCAGCGAAACTCTCGTCCCGCAGTGGCTGCCCGGCGGGCGCCGCAGGGGCCACGAGTGGGTCTGCGGCGATCTCGGTGGTGGCGAGGGCGCTTCGCTGAGCGTCAACCTGCTGAGCGGCCGGTGGGCCGACTTCGCCACCAGTGACAGGGGCGGGGATCTGGTGGATCTGTACGCAGCGATCCACGAACTGACGCCCGGCGAGGCATACCGAGAACTCGAAGGCGCCAGCACTGCGGCAGCGCCAGCGCGGCCAGCGAAACCGGCGAAACCTGCGCGCACCGTGGTCACGCCCGTTCCCGAGGCGGTGGCGGACTGCGAGTGCCGGCATCCCATATTCGGTGACCCGTCGGCCCGCTGGACATACTGGGACGGCAACGGCGAAACCCTCGGCTACGTGGCCCGCTACGACCCACCCGGGCAGCGCAAGCAAATCGTGCCGTGGACATATGACGGCACTCAGTGGGGCATGGGCCAGTGGCCCGTCCCGAGGCCGCTGTACCGGCTGCAGGAACTGGAGGCCCGCAGTGCCGACCCGGTGCTCATCGTTGAGGGCGAGAAAGCCGCAGACGCTGCGGCATCGATCAGCGGGCCTTACGTGGCCGTGACCTGGCCCGGTGGCGGGCAGGCCGTCAATCGCGCCGACTGGCGGCACGTGCACGGGCGCAAGATCCTGCTCTGGCCCGACGCCGACGACGCGGGTATCGCAACCATGCAGCGCCTGGCGGCCATGCTGGCGCCGCACTGCACGGAAATCAAAATCATCGACCCGACCGGCATGCCTGACGGGTGGGATGCGGCGGATTCGGGGTTTGCGTCGTGGCAGGAGGCGCGGGCGTGGATAGCGCCTCGCACCAGCGTCTACGCACAAGCGCCGGAGCCGGAGCCGCCGAAACCCGCGGGGCCAGAGCCCGCAGGGCCGGAACCCGAGCCGGCAGACGACGCGACGCCAGACACCGATCAAGCCGTCGTCGAGAACCTTGAGCCCGGCGACTGGTATAGGCGTTTCGCGTTCCTGCTCAGCAGCGCGGACTTTTTCGACATGTCGCGCCGGAAACTGGTCGAGCGCAAGGCATTCGACGCCATCTACCGGCACCAC